TTCAGAAAACTTTTTTTGTGTGTTTATGAGGGGGTCCCCGCCTTTTCCGGGTGGGGGCTATCCTTCAGAAATTTACTAATTATATATAAAGGACTCTTTTAAAAAGAATATAATCATAAAGCAAGTATATGAAAGTAACAGTGTGTGTTGAGAAACAAGCAGGAGAGAAAAACTGCTCATGCTTCGTAGAAGAAGACCTTGGACAGGTTGGATTATGCGGATATGGATCAACTGTTGATTCTGCTGTAGAAGATCTCCTTGTAGCAAGACAAGAAAGTATCGAAGAAGGCTATGACATACCAGAGCTTGAGATGACTTTCAAATATGATCTATGGGCATTCTTCGATAAGTTTCCTATGAATGCAACACTCGTTGCGAAGCAAATCGGTATTAATGCTTCACTAATGCGTCAATATATAGCAGGACAGAAGCAACCAAGTAAAAAACGTGTAGAACAAATACAAGAAGGTATCAGAAGCATTGGTAAGCAACTTTCTGATATATCTTTAGCAAGATATTAATGTGCATCATGTCACATTAGTTTACTAAAAGAAAAGAACTCGAAGCCTCTGGTGTGTGATACATCGGAGGCTTTTTCTTTTACTTTTCATTGCGTTTCTATTCATTTTTTGTATATTTGCAAAAATATTAACTGAGAACTATTAATTATATGAAGACTTTTCTTACTGGGTTTGGAACGTGGCTCTTAACCAACATTATTTGTGCTTTTCTATTGAATTTCATAGGCATTCACGCCTCTGAAGGACTCGTACCGCTATTGAATGTTATAACGATTTCCTTCGCTATTTTCGTTGCACTCTCTATCAGAAGGAGACAACTGAAGAAACGCAAAGAGGTGGAGGAACTTAACTCAGTGCCAGCAGAAGAAGATGTTTCTTCAGAACCAACTCCTCCTGAACGAGATGTTTTCTCATTTAGATTAGCAGGCCTATATTATAGGTCTGATGAAGCACAGAAAAGAGCAAGAGAACTTATGTCTAATGAGTCGGTTTTTCTTGAGAAAGACCCAACAAACCCACACGACCCTAATGCAATCAGGGTGTACTCTGACGATCATGTCCATTTAGGATACGTTCCAAGACACCTATGTTCAGAGATATTAGCTTACATGGATGAAACTAATTCCTATGTAGCGTATGTTGATTATATAATTTCTGGATTGGATACTCCGTTTGTCCACTTGTATATACCAATTAATCAAACTCACTCCTCATAAGCTCTCTGAGTACTTTTTCTTTTACTTTACGTTGCGTTTCTATTCGTTTTTTGTATCTTTGCAACTAATATTAACTGAGAACTATTAAATAGATGAAGAAATTGTTTTTTACATGTATCTTACTCGTTAGTACGATCATGTGTTTTGCACAGAAGCCTTTGACTTTTACAAAGGTAATTCAGAAGGATGGTTTAACAGCTCAACAGTTGTACGATGCTACCAAGAACTGGTTTGTACGTACCTATGTTGACTCACGAGCTGTTTTGAAAGATGAGAATCCAGGAAAAGAATTGACTGGTAATGGAAATATCCCATTCAAGACTAATATGATATTCTCAAGTCTTGAAGGTCACATCAAGTATCTAATAGACGTTCAATTCAAAGATGGAAGGTTGAAACTTACTTTAAGTGACTTCCGTCACGACCCTATTCGCAAAGCTATGTACGACA